TATCGCAATAAGTAGCTTTTAATAATTTTATTGATATACTATTTCTATTCATCTTACTGCTCCTTATCTTCATAAACATCACAATGTTCTTTACACTCTGAGCAAATATCACTATCATCATATACCTTTGCTCCACAACACTCTGATCTATTCATGTTAACCCTCCTTCATTAGTTTATCTATGTTATTATGAGACATAGTTCCAATCTTAGCTCGGGTGGTTCTTTGATCCTCAGAACTATATTTATCCATAAAGTTCATTAGATCCTTTAATATCCAATTAATATGCTGTTCACACTTTTCACAGCTTTTATTTTTACTGCATTTTTTACACTTCATCTCTGCAACTCCTTTTTCATATTTATTTGCTTGGTTAACATCAGGGCGGTTTCTCTCCATGAATCGGTGTTATTCCGCTCAATGTTTAAATCTGTTTGATATTTGGCTATTATACCGCCTATCACTATTATTAATACTGCTACTAGGTTGATCATTATTTACTCTCCTTTATTATTTTTTATAGTTCCTGAATTATTACATGAATCACAATCATCAATTATTTCATCGGGATGTCTGAGATTTCTCATACAATCAGAACATTCCTCACCGAAATAATGAATGACACCTTTTTTATCCACTATATATTCATCACTCATCTCACATTGTTGTTTAGCATCTTTTAAAGTTTTAAATATTGCTATCTTGCTTTCATCTTCATTAGCTGAATCATAACCAAATCCACCCTCAACCTCTAATAGAGGTTCATCCCTACCTAAACATTCTAATTTTATATAGTATTCCATTATTTACTCTCCTTTACTTTCTCCGAGGGGTAAGGGTGGGGCGTTGCTATGCGGAGCTGCCCCACCCCTTGAGGGAGAAAATGTTATTTTGTTCTTTGATTCCAATTATCTAATCTTTTGTTATACTCTTTTAAGGCGTTGATTTGATCCATACACCCAAAAATTAATTTTCCTTGCAAAATGGATGGAATTTGCGGCTTTACTGCCATTGTAATTGCATCATCATAATTACTACATGATATATAACTTGCACTTTCCACATCCTCATAAATATCATATTCATCTATTCCTTCATTCATCAAAGCAAATTGTAAAAAAGATCCTAATTCATGTGTACCTTTTAAAATGGTTTCAATACTCCAATTTTCATTATCATAGGATGAAATAAATCCATCGTATGATGTGTAATTATCCTTTAAATACTGATTCCATTTACTTTTATGTTTATTCCAATATTTAACAATGTTTTTTGCATTAGGGATAATGCCTGATTCAATAGAATCATTAGAAAAATTATAGTATTTTGGAGATACTAAAGATTGATACTCAATAGATTTTACTAGCTTTAAATCCTTTAATATGCTTTCCACTACTAAGGTAATTTCTTGAGATATTTCTTGATAATATGCCTTGTAATCAAATTCCAAGTCATCAAATTCAATCGGATCTAAATTATTTTCTAGCCTTGTGTCATTAATATGATCTAATTCAAAGTCCTCATTAGGTTCATAGATTGAATCGTAAAACCCGTTAAATCCCGGCAAAAATGTATTTACTTGCATAGCTTTTAATCTCCTTTGGTTAATTACTTTCAAAAACATTTCCATTATCAGAAATCCATAGACCCTCACATTTTCGGATGTAGTAGTATTTCTCATAATCAAAATAACAACTGATTTCATCGTTGCGGTTACTTAGTTCAAATCGTTCCTCTGCTTCTTCATCGGTGTAGTCTGATAATTGACTAAAATTCCCTCTCCAAGATTCCTCAAATGAACTATAAGCATCCTCTATATCATCCCAATAAAAATTTTGGTTATCCATAAATTCAAGAAAGGCGGTTTGTTCCTCATCATGTAAACCGAGGTTTAAAAGGTCAAAAAGCCTTGCATCTAGCCAAGATTCACCAATTAAAGGCTTTGGTACGCCTTCGTGATCTTGGAACATAAACTCTGGATCTTTTTCGTCTTTGTGTATGTCTTGGCATTTAGAATTAAATTCTTGCACATCGGCAAAGTTTGAAAGGGTTAGCCATTCGCCTTTTATACTGCCATTATTATATTTATTGTATGTTCCTACATATACTTTCATGGTTTTATTTCTCCTTTGTAGAGGGTTTTAACCCCAAATTATTTTTATATTAAGTTTTGATAATATTTCAGGTAGGACATTGTCCAACTCAATAAATTGATCATCTGTTAAATTGAGTAAGTCACTAATACTATTTCGTAATTTGTGAAACTCGTTTACATCTAAATTCATTTTATTATTTCTCCTTTTTAGAGGGTGAAAGCAATCCCACCCCCTAACTTTCCTATTAAAAAAGGGTTATACTCCAATCTTGTTGGATTTAATCTTTAAACTTCCAATCATGTTTCCGTTACTGTCATTTATTCGGTTTGAATAATCGTAATTAGTATCTATAAGGCTTATTACTTCTCGCTTTACATGATCCATAATCTTTTGAACTTCTTTAATATTCATTTTGTGAAATGAATCCTCAGTGTCAAAAGCTGAATTATCAGTATTAAACTCTAAAGTGATTTTCATATTTTCTCCTTGTTAACTGTTTCTAATAGCTCCGCATGAGCTACATAATATTACTTACTATTTGTAATGATTCCTAAAGATATATTAAGATATATTAAGATATATTAAGTAAAGGTAAGACCGCACCGCACACCGCACCGCATTATAAACTATTAATTATATTGTACTTACGGCGCAGTATATATAAAAGAAATCGGCGTTGCATATTATAAGGAGCGCACAAAACGACGAGCGACAAACCATGTCAACCACCCCCCCCATGCACCGCTCCGACAAGCGTATAGGGGGTGTATTATGTAACCCAGAGTATTTTTTATGCCTAAAAGGCTTTTTTTATCGTACTCCAGTATACTTCAAGTACCCTGTACTTGATTTTATAGGAACTATAAGTGTATGTTTTCGTTATACTTATATGCCGAGGAAAAAGAAGAGTAAGACGGAAGTGATCAAGCAAGCTACAAAAAACGCGCAGGACAATCCTTATTTAAAGACATTTCTTGCTGACTATGAAGAAGAAACAGGCTTAAAAACTCGTTTTACCGCAAAAAAAGACAAATTCTTGGCATATTTAGTCGCAAACAACGGATTTATATCCCATGCTGCTAAAGAAATGGGTTATTTCCCACAATCGGTACGATTCGCAATGAAAGGTGATCCTGCATTTCAGCAGGCAGTCAAAGAAATACAACAAGGATTTTTAACCGATAGATTGGATGAACTCGAAAAGCTCTCTTTTACTCAAGCGGGAAAAGCGGGCAATGTTACTGAGCGTATTTTTCAGCTTAAAGCGCACGACCCAGGTAAGTATAGAGACAGAACAAATCAGCAAAATACACAGGTGAATGTGATGGTTTCTGGCACTTCACCAAAGGATAGGGCAGCAGTATTAAAAAAAATGAAAATAAACTAAGCAGATTGGAACGAGAAGCTATCCGCGACAACATACACATGACTCCAAAAGACATATTTGAGGTCTATCTTCGAACTTCCTATGGGTTAAGTCCATTTATGGCAAATGAAGCCACTCAATTTGCGTTAGATCTTTTTCAATTAGATGATAATGGTAAATTACCACTCGATTGGGAAATGTGGTATCGAGGTCAGGCTTAGTGGAAGTCAATATATCCTATAGAGATGGTGAAGGTAATCCAACCTCGCCTTTAGACCATCAAGATGAGTATCATTTATTTACAGGTTGGAGTAAACATCAAGTATTAGCGGGATCTTTAGGTACAGGTAAAACGGAAGCAATGTGTATGGAAGCTATCCATCAAAGTGCAGCATTTCAGGGTAATTTAGGGTTAATGGGTAGAAAAGTATTGGATTCGTTCAAAAAATCTACATTAATTCAGTTGCTCGATCTTGGTCAGGGGTTTATTGAAAAACATCGCGCCCAAGACCGAGAAATTATCTTTAAAAACAGGTCTAAAATTGTGTATATGGCGTTAGATGACTCTAGAGACTCGATTCAAAGGATAAAATCTATGAATTTAGGGTGGTTTGCTTTTGATCAGATTGAAGAAATGACCGAAGCCACTTTTATCGCTGCTGCGGGTCAGATGCGTAGAAAAAACGCGATGCGTTGTTCTTTTCACACTTGCAATCCAGCAGGACATGATTGGGTATGGAAAAGGTGGAAAAAAGATAAAGAAAAACAGAATAAAACGCAGGGAGATTACAGGTTAATTGAAACAATGACTTGGCAACCAGGCGCACCCGCACCTAAAACCGACAAGGAAGTAGCATTATACTCCGATAATCCGCATTTACCTGCCGATTACATCAAACATTTACTATCTATGCCAGATCAATGGGTCAACAGGTATGTATATTGTAGTTGGGATGACTTTGCAGGGTTAGTATATCCAGAGTTTAAGCAAGAAACACATTGTATTAAGTCTTTTGATATCCCTGACTGGTGGAATCACTATATAGTCTATGATTATGGATATCGTAATCCAAGTTCTATACTATTTGCAGCTACGGATGAGGAAGGTACGATTTATGTGTATGATTTAATTTATGAATCAGAGCATACGATAGAAATGTTAGTTCCAAAAGTAGAGCGCAGGCTAAAACGCGGAGTTAACTATACATTTTTAGCAGATCCCAGTATTGTGAGGACAGAAAGAGATGGTAATAGTGTTGCAGATGAGTGGTATGAGTATGGAATTGATTGGGAAAAAGCAAAGAACGATAAGCGTGCTGGATTTGAACGAGTTTCTTCGTATTTAAAGGTAGATGAGAATATGCGCTCTAAGTTATTGTTTTTTAATAAATTAAATATGAAACCTTTGCTGGAAGAAATCGTTGACTATAAGTGGAAGGAGCTTAAACATGGTTTTGAGTCTAAAAACTTACCAGAAGAACCTGTGAAGAAAAATGATCACGCAATGGACTGTTTGCGCTATCTAGTACATTATGTAGAGGATAGTGATTCTCCCCATGAGCCTAGTGACGATTATGGTTTATGGAGTTTTTCAAAAAATAAACGAACAAGTTGGATGAGTGCATGAATATAAAAGAAATTCAAGAAGTTTTTGATGCAATGGTAATGAATGACTCGGAATGGTTTAATGCAGCCGAGGAATCTATGCGTTTTTATACAGGTGGCTTTGGTACTGGTCAATGGGAAACGGAAGATTTACAAACATTAAAAGCAGAGGGTAGACCGCCTTTGCAGTTGAATATAATACTTCCAAAGGTGAATCTAGTAACTGGTGTAGAAAGGCAAGGGCGGTCATCTTGGAAAGCAAGACCTGTCGAATCCGATGATGAAAATGAAGCAATGCTCTCTACTGCATTATTATATCATTTGGATCGCAACCGTAAACTACAAAATTTATTTAGTAGAGTATTTAAAGATGGGGTTATTACTGGTCGTGGTTGGGTAGATGTATGTGTAGAGCCAGGAAGGTTTTATGATGGTGAAATTATTATTAAGCGTGAGTCGTGGGCAAATGTCCATATTGACCCTGAAGCTCGTACACAGGATACAAAAGACTGGAATTATTTAGCGAGGAGTAAATACCTTACATTAAATCAATTAAAAAAGATGTTTCCAGATGCAGCAAAAGATATTACTTCTGTAGATGATTTTGTCAATATTCCAGATTCTATCCCTCAAGAAATGGGGTCGTATTATAGTAATGGCAGTGATGTCAGTCCTGCACATTATTTAGATGCAGCACATCAAAAAGTGCGTGTTGTAGAGATGTGGAATCGTGACTATGAACGCGAACATTATATTATTAATAAGGCTACAGGTCGTATATCTCCTAGTGGATATAAAACAAAAAATGCTGCTGGTAAACAAATTCAAGAATTACAACAGATGGAAGAAGCTGCACAAGTTCCAATAAAAACAGATTTTGGTGTTATCAGTAGGGTAGTTCCAAAAACGTATCTTACCATTACTGCTGGTATGCACATCTTACAGGAAAAGAAAAAAAATCCTTATATGCACAACCAATTTCCACTTATCCCTTACTTTTATCACTTTGAAGATATGGGGGATGCAGTAGAAACATTTGGCTTAGTAGAAAACATGAAAGATCCACAGCGTGAAAAAGATAAAAGACGTTCTCAAATGCTGGATATTATTAACCGTTCTCCTAGAGGTGGCGGTGTATTTGCTGGGAATAAGGTTTCACAGGAAGAAATGAATGAAGCATCTACAACAGGTAGGTGGATTGGCATACCTGGATTTAAAGGAAGAGTGACTGATTTTATGCAACAGTGGTCTAATTCACATTTATCCTTAGTAGGTAGTATTTCTGCAATGGAGCAAAAGGCAGAATTTGATGCAAAAGAAATTAGTGGTGCTACTGATCCAATGATGGGAATTGCTACATCAACTAAAGAGAGTGGTATTGCAGCACAAACCAGAATACGACAAGGTATGATGACTTTACAGGAGCAGTTAGAAAACCTTGATTTCACAAAATCTACTGTGCTAATGCAGGCAATACAAAATATGCAGCAATTTTACACACCAGATAAAATTAAAAGAATTATTGGTGCAGAAACAGAAAATGCCGAATCACCTGAAGAAGCAATGGCAATTAATGAAACTATTGCCAAGTTTTTAACTAATTTTGAAAAATTTGAGTTTGATATTGTTCTTGATAAGGGCGAGAACTCACCAACTATGAAAGCTGCTAAAGCGCAGCAGGTGGGCGAACTTGTCAGGAATGGATTTGCAAGTTTATTCCCGCTTTATGTAGAGCTTTCAGACATGGATGCAGGAAGGGAAATCCTAGAGAAATTTGAAGAAGAGCGATCCTCACAAATGCAAGCGCAGCAAGCACAGCCTATGGCTGGTAAGGATAAATCGTGATTCATAACACCCCCGAAACAAAGGACAAGGTACAATGGAAGAGCAAGTAAACTACATTGATGAAGTTAAGGAACTGGATGGTACAGCTACCGATACAGTTACCCCTGAATCAGATGTAAATGAGCAAACAGCAGAGACACCTGTTGCAGAAACGCAAAACTACAAAGTCGGAGACAGAGAATTTTCTTCTGTGGATGAGTTAGTAGAATATGCTTCTACTACAGATAAGTCTTATCGGAATCTACAGGAACTCAATGGCAGGCAGACCAATGAACTTGGTGAACTGCGTAAGTCTATTGATGAAATCAGGGCAAATACGACTGTACAAAAGGAAGAGCCTCAATTACCAGAATTAGATCCATACGATCCTAATTCATTCGCACCACATATCTCTAAAATAGTAGAAAAACAATTCGCTGAACAGCGCAAGATACAAGAAAGAGAGATCAATGAGAGTAGGATGAAAAAGTCTCAACAGGATATGATTGATGGTTTTATTAAGTCTCACCCTGATATGTCCAATGAAGAACTCCAAGCTGTTGCCAAATTCGGAGATGAGCGTGGTATTGCACAAATAGATGATGCGTACACGCTTATGACAATACAACAGGAGAAAAGCAAAGCGAAAACGGAAGGCGTGAAACAAGTCACAGAAAAACTTACCCAAGCAGATGAAGTGCCAACAACACTTTCTAATGCAACTGGTGGGAATAAAACTGCGATTGACTTTGATGCTATCTCTCAGGCAGATTGGAATAAACTACCTGAAGATGTCCGTATGCAGGCTTTGTTGGAATCCTAAATAATATAGGAGTTTATTATGAGCTGGGACACAGGCTTAAATGTCTCCAGATGGGCGAAGCAACTTGCGTATGAAGTTGGAAAAGAGATTTATTTCTCTAAGTTCATGGGGGACACATTTGAATCAATGGTAGTTTCAAAAACTATGCCAGAAGGCAAAGGTAAAGATATGACTTTTGGTTTGGTAGGATACACAGGAACAGCAGTAACTGGTGATAGTGCATTGGAAACTAACGAGCAAAATCTTACTTCTAATGAAGTGACTGTCACTACTGCACAAAGGCGTTTTGGTGTGATCAACGCAGGTAATTTTGATGATAGTAAAGTGCTTTACAACTTTCGTACAGAAGCTCTTGCTCAGTTAAAAAGACAGTATGCTGAAGATCACGATGCACAGCTTTTTAGTGCATTAACAAAAACATCAGG